AAAGTTTCGGTGCACGCTGGTACACTGAAAGCCACTGTTACAAAGTGGCATGAAGAAGGCAAAAGTTTGCCAGAAGATTTATTTTTTCTGCACTTTGGTCGAAAAACAAAAATCAGCCGACAAAAAACAAAATAAGGAGTACATATGGCAAACGCTATAAAAAAAAATGACGATAAAGCTACTAATGTGGTAGCATTTGATGCTAGCATGTTTGAACAAGATGCTAATAAAGGTCTAGGAAATCTAGGAATGGATGACTTAGCAATACCTTTTCTTCGTATTCTGAGTGATACTTCACCTCAGATTAAGAAAAGAGATCCTCTATATATAGAGGGAGCGGAAAGTGGAATGATCTACAACACGCTTACAAAAGAAATATATGATGGCGAAATGGGTGCAAGGGTTATACCGTGTGCATACCAACGTCAGTATATTGAATGGACGGATAGAGGCGAGGGCAGTGGTGCTCCCGTTAATATTTACCCTGCGGAGAGTGATATAATTTCTAAAACAACACGTGATGATCAACGTAAAGATAGATTACCTAATGGTAATTATATCGAAGATACGGCTAATCATTACTGCCTGGTCATTGGTGCAGACGGAACTTCCTCCCAAGTTCTCGTGGCAATGAAAAGCACCCAGCGTAAGAAATCCAAAAGATGGAATTCACTTATGCTGGGACTTAAAATGAAAGGGGCAAACGGACAGTTTACACCTCCTTCATATTCTCATGTCTACAACTTAAAAACTGTAGCTGAGTCCAATAATCTAGGTAACTGGTTTGGTTGGGATATAACCAGAGTAGGCCCTGTTGAAGAAGTCGACATGTACCAAGCTGCTAAAACTTTTGCTGATAGCGTTGCTAAAGGTGAAGTTAAGATAAAACATGAAGATGAAAATGTTGACAGTGGTGAAGAAGCACCTTATTAAATACTTTTAACAAAGGGGCGACCGCCGTTGCCCCTTTAAATATATGAATGAGAAAGATTTATGGACGACAAGACGAAGTTTATTGAGATATTTACAGGTTTAGACCGAGCATATGGGCAAACGCAAAGCCGTGAGAAAAATGAATCGGGTAAGTTAGAGGGTCGATCTTGGCTCGTTAAAGAACCTATTACTATAGATAACTGGAATACACACCTAGAAGGTAAAGAACCTTCCCTTGGTATTGTACCTATTAATGATGACAACCAATGTAAATGGGGAGCCATAGATATTGATTCCTATGACGGATTTGATCATCAAAAATTAATTAAAAAAATTGTCGAAAAGAAAGTACCCCTAGTTGTGTGTAAATCAAAAAGTGGGGGAGCTCATATATTTTTATTTGTAAGCGAACCAGTGCTTGCAAAAGATATGCAAATAAAATTAAAAGAGATAGCCGTATGGTTAGGCTACGGTGACTGTGAGATATTTCCAAAGCAAATTGAATTGAACTCAAAAGGTACAGGCAACTTTTTAAACTTGCCATATAACCATCCAGAATTTCCCACAAGGTATGCGTTTGATGACGAAGGTAAGGCATTGATTGAACTAAGTAGTTTTATACAACACTATGAAACAAAAGTCGTATCGCAATTAAACAAGGTGGTTATCGAAAAACCAACTACCAAAAAAAAGGATGATGATTTTAAAGGAGCACCTCCGTGTTTAATTACTTTAGCTTCGGATGGTTTTCCAGAAGGCTCACGGAACATGGCTCTGTTTCAATTAGGAGTTTATCTACGACAAAGATTTCCAGAAGAATTAGAAAAGAAAATAGATGAATACAACGCTAAATATTTTAAACCACCTTTGGTTAGTAGAGAAGTCTTAACAATATATAAACAAGTAGAAGACAAGAAATATTTTTATCGTTGCGATGAACCTATGTTTAAAACTGTATGCGAAAAAATTAAATGTCAATCGCAGAAGTTTGGAGTAGGTAATGCAGCTTCAAATGAAATTTATGGATTAAAGAAATGGGAATCCGATAATCCTGTGTATGAGTTAACGCATAATGGTAAAGTTATTATCTTAACAGTTGATCAGTTATCTAGTCATGCCGAGTATCGTAAAGCATGTATAGCGCAAGCGAATGAAAGCCCACGGCCCATGGCTCCTGCTATCTGGGCGGATATGGTACAAACATTATTGAGTAACATGCAACAGGATGATTTTATACAGTTGCCTGGAGAAGTAACAGCAAAAGGACAATATTTACACCAATTACAAATATTTCTATTTAATAATAAAGGAGCAAAAGACAGGCAGGATGTTCTTCAAGGAATGGTATATGAATTGAAAGATCATTTGTTTTTTAAACCACAAGCATTTAGAGATTTCTTAAAGACAAAAAGATTTGCCAAAGCATCTGACTCTGAGCAATATAAAATGTTTGAAGAGTTTAAAGGTACAACAGCTAAACTTAAAGTTAATAGTAATGTAGAGCATTGTTGGAAAGTACCTAACACAATTTTAGAATCAGAATATAAATTAAGTAAAAAAGACTTTAGTGAAGAGGAGGCATACTAATGAGACATTTAGATTTATTCAGTGGAATAGGTGGATTTGCTTTAGGATTAGAAGCAACACAACAAATTAAGACAGTAGCTTTTTGTGAGATAGATAAGTATTGCACAAAAGTATTAAACAAGAACTGGCCTGAAGTGCCAGTGTACAACGATATAAAGGAGCTAACACATGACAAACTCAAAGCAGATGGAATTGATAACATCGACATCATCACAGGGGGATACCCATGCCAGCCCTTCAGTGTCGCTGGAAATAAAAAAGGCGTTGAAGATCCGAGACACCTCTGGCCAGAGTATTTTAGACTTATCAAAGAATGTAGGCCCACTTGGGTTATTGGAGAAAACGTTGCAGGACACATTAAACTTGGTCTTGACGCCGTACAAGAGGACTTGGAAAGTGAAGGCTACTCTCTCAGAACGTTTAGTATTTCAGCTTCTAGCATCGGTGCGAACCACCAAAGAGAAAGAGTCTGGATTATTGCTAACTCCGAACGCAATGGACTCCTTGCCACCGAGAAGCGAGAAAGCATTGAAGAAACAATACGACAACAACCGCAAGGGGAGAACAACACATTCAACATTGAGGGAACAGGTAGTATACCCGTCTCCACAAGTGATGTGGAGGACACCAGACGCCGCAGCTGGAGGGAGCAATTTACCAGGAATAAAGAGAGCGTTGGACGAGGGACATTTGAAAAGACCGAGCGGTCAACCAATTCAAATACGACTACAGGATCAAGTGAGGGAGAAGAGGTTACAACCTCAGAAGTGGCCAACACCAACAGCGAACGAGGACGCAGCTGGGAGACCAGGAGGGAAGATGCAGAAAATGTTGGGCAATCATCCAGACGTCCGTGGAACGGGTGGTGGGACATTGAACCCAACGTGGGTAGAGTGGCTAATGGGATACCCAAAAGGGTGGACAGACTTAAATCGTTAGGTAATGCTGTGGTACCACAGATACCTTATTACATAGCTAAAAGTATACTGGAGGTTAGAGATGCATAGATATATTGTTATAGGTCCTCCTGGTACAGGGAAGACAACATTTTTAAAAACAAAAGTTCAAGATTTAATTAGGTCTGGATCATGTGCACCCAACCAAATTGGTTACTTTAGTTTTACCGTAAAAGCATCAGAAGAAATTAGAGACAGAGTTATGGAAGGTGATAATTTAAATAAAGAACAAATGAAAATTATGTTTCCTTATTTCTCCACCCTTCATAGTTTAGCGTATAAGCGATTAAAATTACAACAGTCGCAGATAATGGATGATAATGACTACGCCGAACTCTCACGGCTCACGGGACATGAGTATGTTAATAAAATGCGTAAAGGTAACGGCGTTGATATTGCGATGCCAACAGCGAAAAGTGAATACCAAGACATTATTAATTTAGCATATGCTAAGTATCCCGATGCTGAAGATAGGCTACCTAAAATATTTAGAGAAACAACTTTAAATAACTACGGCGCACGGAACATGATTGAACAAATGGATTTAGATTTGCGTAAGTTTAAAGAAGACAGAGACAAGTATGAGTATGTTGATTACTTTGTTAACTTTATTAAAAATAAAAGTGCACCGCAGTTAAAATATTTATTTATAGATGAAGCTCAAGATTTATCAGCGCAACAATGGCAAGTAGTTAATATGTTACAGCAAGAGTCAGGAGCATTGGAAACATGGATAGCAGGTGATGATGATCAAGCTATATTTAGATGGGCAGGTGCAGACATTGAACATTTTATAACGATGGCTAATGATAAAAATAATACAATAAAACCTTTGACACAGTCTTATCGTATCCCAATTAGCGTACACACTTTAGCCACAAAATTAGCACAGTCTATATCAAGAAGAATACCAAAAGAATACAAGCCAAGAGATGAAGAAGGAGAGAGAAAAGTCTTAAATATCAGACCTTTAAACAAAGGATTAACAGAAGGTGATTGGCTTATTTTATGCAGGACGCATGAAATTGTAAAGCAAGTATCGGAATCTTTAGAAGCTTACGGATGGTTGTATAAACGTTACGGATCATCGGTTATTAGTTTTCGTTTTATTGAAGCTATCAGAGCGTGGACGAGATTACAAAAGGGAGAAAAAGTTTCAGGTGTTGATTGTGATACTATTTATCATCACATGGATAGCACCAGGATTAAAAGAAACTACGGCGTCTTTAAAGGGCAGCCAGAAGGTTTTTACGATTTAGATACTCTTATTAAACAATATGGGTTAAGAGAAGAAATTAAGTTATCAAGTACAAGGACAGCAAGTGTGAAAGAGATAGCGTGGTATGATATGTTAAATGGAAAAGGACTTCGTAAAAGAATTCCTTACCTTCGATCAATTATGCGTTCTGGAAATAAACTTGATGCTGAACCTCGTATTGAAGTATCTACCATACACGCAAGCAAAGGTGGTGAGAGAGATAATGTTATGTTGATAACAGATTTATCCTATGGTCCTTACAAATCATCTACAGAAACACAGCAAGGTAAAGATGATGAAGCAAGAGTATTTTATGTTGGTGCTACCAGAGCAAAAAAAGAATTACATATCGTTCACCGTACCGAAGGTCAGTATGAATATGAACCTATATTTTTTCATGAAAGGAGTTGTGCATGATATCGCAGGACTTGTTAGATGAAGCAAAGAAACTTATTGGTGGCGATAGACAAACGGATTACGGAGACAAACTCACGAACCACGAAAACATTGCGAACTTCTGGTCTATATTTTTAAAGACTAAAGTTACACCGCACGATGTTGCTATTTGTATGGCCTTGGTAAAAGTT